GAGGAAGCAATAAGTTTTTTACATATGGAAGAAGAAAAAGCCCGCGGAAATCCAGACTATGAAGAAGGCAATACAAACGCAAATGATGAAATCAACGGCGAAAACAACGTTGACTCTATGGAAAGTGCATTTGAAAATCACTTAGAATCTATTGTTTCAGGAGCAAACTACGAAAAGGANCCAACTATGGAAAAAACAAAACAATTTGAAATGTTTAAAGAACAAATGGCCGTTTCTTCGGTTATAGGATTAAAAGAATTTAATTTTAACAATAAAACAGTTACAGTAAATATGGATCCTAAATTAGCAGAACAAGTACTTGCTGAAAATCCACTAAGATGGATTGCACAAGGTGCGGCAAAACTAATGCCAAGCGTTGGTGCAGGTGCAAGACAAGGATTGGATGACATTGCTCGTGCGGCAACATCCGGAGCAAGAACAGCGGCCCAGGGTGCAAGAACAGCGGCNCAGGCAGCGGCGCCAGCAGTAGGCCAAGCGGCAAGAACTACTGGACAAGCAATTGGCAAAGGCGCGGCAGCAACAGCCGGAGCAGTTGGTAGAAACGTAGTACAACCTGCGGCTAAGGCAGCTGGAACTGTTGGAGCAATCGGTGGCGGAGCATACTTAGCAGGCGATCAATTAATGGGTGCGGCAGGAGATGCTATTGCGGCAGCAGGTGACAAAATTGTAACATCAGCAGGAGACTTAACAGCGGCCCTAGGAGATAAACTAGCAGGAATGGTTCCAAACCTTGATCAAATTGGCGCAATGGCAGCAAAATATGCACTACCAGTAGGATTAGTAATTGCGGCTATTTTTGGTGGTTCGAAGTTATTAGGATACTTATTTGGCGGCAAAGACGAAAAAGAAGGCATTGAAGACAAGATGAGCGGAAAGGACGAAAAAGATAACGATGTTCCGCTTGAAGAGTTTGTAAAAAGTATGTATGATTATACAAACAACCGTTTTCCGAAAGGAGAAACAGCAGTATTAACACAAGTTCAAAAGCAGTACGGAGATAGTGCTGTAGATGAAGCTCAATCAGTAATGTCACAATTAGTGAGCGGGCAAGACGAAGAAATGGCACGTATTCAGCATCTAGCAGGGGTACGATAAATTTTTTCAAAAAAGTCAAAATAACACTTGACTTTATATAAGTAAGACTGTATAGTAGTAACTGTGCTATACAAAAAAAGGCACAAAGAGTAACAAGTTGTTACTCTTGCACATAGGCATTAACATTTAGGAGGCATTAACTATGGCATCATTAGCAGAAATCCGAGCAAAGCTCAAAGAACAAGAAGCCGGCGCAGGCGGCAACCGTCAATCAGGCGGTGGCGATAACGCAATTTACCCATTCTGGAATATCAAAGAAGGCGAGAGCGCAACGTTCCGTTTCCTTCCAGACGGTGACGAATCAAACACTTTCTTCTGGAAAGAACGTTTGATGATCAAACTTCCTTTTGCTGGAGTAAAAGGTCAGACTGATTCGCGTCCTGTGCAAGTACAAATTCCATGTATGGAAATGTACGGTGAAACTTGTGAAATTCTAAACGAAGTTCGCGGTTGGTTTAAAGACCCTTCACTAGAAGATATGGGTCGTAAGTATTGGAAAAAGCGTTCATACGTATTCCAAGGCTTTGTAACTGATAGCCCACTATCAGAAGATACAACTCCAGAAAATCCAATCCGTAGATTTATCATTGGACCGCAAATTTTCCAAACTATTAAAGCGGCTCTTATGGATCCTGACATGGAAGAATTGCCAACAGATTATACTGCTGGTGTTGACTTCCGTCTTAACAAGACATCTAAAGGCGGTTATGCTGACTATGGCACATCGAACTGGGCTCGTAGAGAGCGTCCACTAAGTGATGCTGAAATGAATGCAATCAATACAAACGGATTGTTTAATTTGTCAGACTTCCTTCCTAAGAAGCCAGGTGAAGTTGAAATTAAAGTAATGAAAGAAATGTTCGAAGCGTCAGTAGACGGTGAAGCATTTGACATGGATCGTTGGGGACAATATTTCCGTCCAGCAGGCATGGCACAGCGTACAGGTGATCCAAATACGCCTGCGGCAACTACTCCTGCTCCAGCACCACAAGCGGCACCTGCTCCAGTAGCAGAAACTGCACCAGCACCAGAAGCAACTCCAGCACCAGCGGCTGAAGCGGCACCTGCGGCTAGTGGTAAGGCAGAAGACATTTTGTCAATGATCAGAGCACGTCAAGGACAGTAATTAACAACACCCCCCAGGCTTAGCATAGCTGGCTCAATACTGGGGGGTTACTTACTTTTAACATAGGAGAAACAATGGCTAAATCATTTGATGTTAGCAAGTTCCGTAAGGACTTGACTAAAAGTATCTCAGGCATGAGTGCTGGATTTAACGATCCGACTGATTGGATTTCAACAGGATCATATGCGCTAAACTATCTTATCTCAGGAGACTTTCACAAAGGTGTTCCGCTAGGTAAGGTTACTGTGTTTGCAGGTGAATCAGGAGCAGGTAAGAGTTATTTCTGTTCAGGTAACGTTGTAAAACACGCACAAGATCAAGGCATCTTTGTAGTACTAATTGACTCAGAGAACGCACTTGACGAGGCTTGGCTACAAGCCTTAGACGTTGACACAAGTGAAGATAAACTTCTTAAACTTAATATGTCAATGATTGATGATGTAGCAAAAACTATCTCAACTTTTATTACAGACTATAAAGCAATGGATGAAGAAGATCGTCCTAAAGTGTTGTTTGTAATTGACAGTCTTGGTATGTTGCTAACACCTACTGATGTTGATCAGTTTAACAAGGGTGATATGAAAGGTGATATGGGTCGTAAGCCTAAGGCATTGACTTCACTTGTTCGTAACACAGTTAACATGATCGGCTCATTGAATGTTGGACTAGTATGTACTAACCACACATACGCATCGCAGGATATGTTTGATCCAGATGACAAAATCAGTGGTGGTTCAGGCTTTATCTATGCATCAAGTATTGTTGTTGCAATGAAAAAGTTGAAACTTAAAGAAGATGAAGACGGTAATAAGATCTCAGATGTTATGGGTATCCGTGCTGGTTGTAAAGTAATGAAGACACGCTATGCAAAACCTTTTGAAGGTGTGCAGGTTAAGATCCCTTATGAAACTGGTATGAATCCTTATAGCGGTCTTATTGAACTCTTTGAGAAGAAAGGCTTGTTAACAAAGCAAGGTAATCGACTCAAGTATGTTGACTTAGCCGGCAACGAACATCTTGAATATCGTAAGGCATGGATGGCTCCAGATAAAATGGATCTAATTATGTCAGAGTATAACGAGAAAATGACGCCTGTGGTAAATACCCAAGATGACATTGTTGATGACGATGTTGAATACGAAATTACAGAACAGGAGTAATAAATGGATAGTGGTTTAATCGTTGACATTTGGAATACGTTTAAAGAAGCAGTTGATAAAAAACAGATCGAAACTGTGGCCGAAAGATTTGTAGATGTATGTGCAGATTACGGTGCAGATGATTCGCATTTTAGAGACTCAATGGGATCATGTGATATTTTAGATAGTGCAATCTCCTATTACTTAGATGAAGAACCTGATGACTATGATGTTGAAGATGATGGCTGGGATGAATAATTATGGGATGGTACAGCGAAGTTAGCCGTAACATTAATAAGATTCCAGATGCAATTTTACACTTTGAATCTGAATTATTAACTGCAAGACAAGAAGTAAAACTTAAAGGTAATGTTGAAAAAGCCGCCGCAGAAATGCCCGGTATTGTTGAACATCGTTTCAATCAACTTCAAGAGATTGAAGCTATCCTAAACTACTTAAATATTGAGCTACGCAGATTGCGTAGCTCATATTTTAAAAAATACCTTGAAAATTATCAACGAGCATTATCAAGTCGTGATGTTGAAAAGTATGTTGACGGCGAAACGGATGTTGTTGACTACGAAAAAATTATCAATGAATTTGCTCTCATGCGAAACAAATGGTTAGGTGTTCTTAAAGCACTTGATCAAAAGCAATGGCAAATTACTAACGTAGTTAAACTCCGTGTAGCAGGCATGGAAGATGCATCAATATAAATTTCAAGTACCTAAGAATTCAAAGGAAGTAAGGGGACAACTGTTTACGTATTTGTACAGAATGTGCGATACTATAACAATTGAATCTCCTGAAGAAATACAAGAAGATAGGTTTCTTGCGTTTAGCCATCCTTTTGATGATTGGGTATTTGACGCCATTCGAGCTAATCCTAAATTAAAGTTCTTCCATATCGATAATGGCTATATTGGAAATCATCGACACAAAACTCCATTCTATTATCGCATTAGTTACAACTCGTTACAGAATACAGTGCCTCGTCCTGTACCACATAGTCGGCGTAACTTTTTAGAAATGGATGATAATCTATGGCAAGACTGGAATCCTGTTGGTGAATATAACCTTTTAGTAATGCCTAACAATAGTAATATCTTTAAATACTTAGGAGAAGATTATAGCACTTGGCGACGCGATACTATAAAATATTACGAGAGCCAACCAACGAAACTAGTTATTAGAGAAAAAGAAGGAAAGCGTAGACAGAGATTTAAAGAAGTTTTGCCCCTAATGTCTAATGCAAAAGAAGTAATTACTTACCATAGTATGGCGGCAGTTGAAGCACTATGTTTAGGTAAGCCAATAAAAATATTAGGTCAAAGTGCAGTAGAACATTGGCAAGGACAAATTAATTTTGATCGTTCAGAAATGCTTGAACACATTGCTTGGAGTCAGTTTTCGAGAAATGAATTTGCAAGTGGAACGGCATGGAAATGTACGTTTAATTATCAGGTAAAATAATATGTATGTAGAAATTGATGGATGGAGAAGTATTGAAGGTGATATTTGTTTAAAGTCAGCTAAAAAGCAAGGCAATGGCAATATCAACGATTATCAAAACTTAGAACTTGCGACAGCAATGAGTTCGTGTGCAAAATGGCGAGTTGCTGTAGATGTTGGAGCTCATGTAGGTATTACAGCATATCAAATGGCAAAAAGTTTTGAACACGTTCATGCATTTGAAATCAATCCTAAAATATATGATTGTATGATACACAATCTTAATGTTAGAAAAGTTAAGAATGTTACAACCTATCCTGTTGGATTAGGAGCAAAAGAAGAAACTGTTCAAATTAATACAACAAATAAAAGTTTTAGCACACATGTTCGTCCGGGCAGTACAGGTTCAATACCTGTAAAACCATTAGATTTTTTTAACTTACAAGATGTAGACTTTATTAAAATTGATGCTGAAGGTTATGAACCTTTTGTAGCAATGGGCGGACTACAGACAATTGAACGTTGTAGGCCCATAATTTTATATGAGTGCAAAGATCATCCGGCACGTTATGGATATCATGCTAATAGTATTAGAGAGATTCTAAGTCCGTTGGGATATAGAATGATTAGAAAAATTGGTCGCGGTGAAAAGAACGCAGTAATAGGATACCGCCCAGGAATGTCACCAGATGTTTGAGTTACCTAGATTATATGGAAGTTTAGTACCAGCAAGTGAAAGCTGTGTTGTATTTTTTAGTTGTGATTACGACTATTTTGATCGACATGGATTTGCTCTACAGCAAAGTATTAATAGAACACTAGGATGGATGCACGTACATTGTCATATTATTAATGAAGGTAATATGGACAAAACAGTATTAGATGATTTACAATCTAAGTATAAGTTTACATATACATGGGAAGATGTTGATAGTAAATTTTATACTGATCTAAAAAAGAATCACAAGCGAATGAAAGATGGTATTGATATTTTTAAAACTTCTGATTTAGATTATATTGCAAGAAGAACATATCTTGCAAGTGTTAGATTTATGAGGTTAGACGAATTATTCACTAACAAAACACAGCATATTTTTCAAGTTGATTGCGATAGCATTTTAAGAAACGGATTTCATCAATCAGCATTTATGGATCTTGCACGCCATGTAGGTATTATGCCAAAGCCGAAAGATACAAATGTGTTTATTGCAAGTGCTTTAACATTAGGAATTGATAATGACGGTATGCGTTTTCGAAAATTGTTTAGTGATAATATGAAGCAAGGTTTTGATGATGGATGTTATTGGTTTATCGACCAGGACATCCTTAGATCTACTATATCGCAATGGGCTAATGAATTAAACAAACCTTATAATAATATTCCTTACAAATGGAATGCATGGGGTCTAAAAAAGGACGATATCTTTTCAACAGGTAAAGGCGGCAAGAAAAATGACAAGCGTTATAAAGCGGCTCAACTACGTTGGTTACCAGATCACTGGAAATTTAAGATTGAACAAGAAATACGGAATTTAAATTATGACAATAAATGATGGATTTATCATTTATTTGCCGTCATATCCTATTAGTGTTGAAATGGCTAATAGGGCAATACAAACAGGTAGAGAGAATGGCTGGAGTCTAAATCTTTACGAGGGTGTATTAGGTACTGCTAACACACTTGAACAAAACAACTTATATCCAANCGATCATAAAAAAGCAAAAAGATTATTAGCTCGTCCCGGTACACAAGGATGCTTTTTAAGTCAATATAATTTATGGAAAATGTGTGTTNAAATTAACACACCTATTTGTATATTCGAACATGATGTTATATTTAAAAAGCCAATGGGCGATTATGAAGATTGTGATGTGTATAAATTTGAGGGGTTTAATAAAGCAAAGCCTATACCTGCAGGCAATTGGTACGAAGGTGCTAGGGCTTATCGTATTACTCCTCTCGGAGCTTCGAAGATCATTAACTGGGTACATACTAACGGAGTAATGCCAGCAGATTGGATGTTATGTGACGGTATTGTAGATATGCGCTTTGATAAGTATAATAAAGTTACATTTAAAACAAACGTTAGTTTTACAAAGGATTTATCATGAAGCGTATGATTTATCAGGTAGCAGTTGGCAAACAAAGCAAACTGTACTTGCATTGCATCGAAAGTGTAAGACAGTATTGTGCAAAATACAATATTGATCATGTAGTTCAGACTCAGCCTATCTTAAAGATTAGGCCTGATCTTACACGAACTGGCCGCAGTAAAGAAGCTGTTGAGCGTCTCGGATATCTACCAATCTTTGAAAAAGAAAATGCATTCTCACATTTATACAAATATGATCAGGTAGCAATTGTAGATAGCGATATTTACATCAGGCCTGATGCACCAAATATATTTGAAGATCTAACAAGCGAGTATGCATTTGGTGCTGTTGCAGAACGTGAACTACCGTGTGCAAAAAAATACAAATCAAAAATTAGAAAATACAGCAAAGCGGCATTTGAACCATGTACAGATGTAGANTGGAAATGGAACGAACTAGGTGCTGAATTTTATAATATGGGATTAATGGTAATCAATTGTAAAAAGTTTCTNCCATATCTAAAAGATCAAACACCAAAGGAATTTTTAAGTAGACCTGAGTTTAAAGACTTTGTNGACGGAGTTGGCTATCGCAAATGGTCCACAGATCAAATGTTACTAAACTGGTGGGTTAAAAAAGAAAAGATTCCTACACTCAATATGAACTGGAAATGGAATGCACTGTTCAAAGGTGTCGAGGATAGTAAATTACATGAAGCATATTATGTGCATTTCTTTCTTAAAGATCTATTACCAGCACACGGAGAAAATGTACCTGCATTGATGGAGGCAATAAAATGAAGCACGTAGTAATGCGATATATGAGTACTCGTATCAAACATTTACCTTACGGAGTACCAGGATTTGGAGATATCGTACATAGCTGTTTGTTAACTTACAACTATGGATTAGCTCACAATCAACCTGCTACTTTGCATATTGCTCCACATCAGTATAACAGAGATAAGCCTGATACCTGGAAAGAAGTAATTAATTTATTTCCTAAAGATAGTCTATATTTAAAAGTACACGACTTTTTCGAGCAAGACGATAGCAAATTCTTAAAACTTGTTCAGCAATCACATCCGGATGCAATACTACATTACTATGAAAAGTATCCAGGAAAATTACAAAAAGTTTTACAACCTAGTTTCTTTGTCGATGAATATATGAAAACTTTTCCGTGTTTGCCTTATACTATGTCTTCTGAAATTAAATTGCCTGAAAAATTTGTAACTGCACAGTTTGATCCTACCAGTAAGAAGAGAAAACTGAAGCCAGATCAATTAACATTAATTTTTGAAAAATGGCAAAACTTAGGATATAAAGTAATTACTGTAGGCGGACAATCATCTAATCCACTACTTAGACGAGCTACGCATGTTGGCTTTGCTATGAGTAAAGCAACTGCTCACATTGGCGTAGATAGTGGGTATATGCATCTGGCTCAGATGTATTTTAANCCAGAAAATATCTACATATATACTAATAGACAAGAGAGTCAGTGGGAACATCATCTAAAAATGTTTAGAGATAACGGAGCAAGGATTAATGAATACAATTGAATTTAACGGTGTTGAGTATCCGGAATTACAGGGTAAAGGATTTGCCGCACAGTATGCATTTCCGTTTGCAAAACAATTTTGTATAGGCAATGGGTTTGATATAGGCTGTAATAGAGAACAGTGGGCATATCCAGGAGCACAAATGGTTGATCTTGTATTTGATGACGAATANGATGCTTACAACTTNCCGGATAAAAAAGTTGACTATATATTTTCTTCNCATTGCTTAGAACATTTAAATGATTGGGTTGGCGCACTTGATCACTGGACAACAAGATTACACAAAGGCGGAGTTATATTTTTATACTTGCCTCATCCTGAACAACAATATTGGAAACCGTGGAATAATAGGAAGCATGTACATCTATTACACCCAGCTGATATTAAAGATTATTTTCATGCTAAAAAATTTAATAAAGTTTTTGTTACAGAAGGATATGATCTAAACCATTCTTTTTATGTAGTAGCAGAACTATGAAAAAAGAAATAAAAGATTTTAAAGATATTCATAAAGGTGAAAGGTGTTTCATTCTCGGATGCGCACCAAGTTTATCTNATGAACGATTAGACCTACTAGCAGATGAAAAGGTGTTTGCATGTAATAAAGCCTTTTATGCTAAAGATACTCTTAAATTAAAAAAGTTTGATTATTATTTTATCGGTGACGCAATTGTATATAGAGAATTATATAATCAAAGNTATGACGCACTTGCTAATATGACAGCTACACGATTTTATTCTAGTAAGGTAGCAGAGATTAATAAGACGTTAGACATAAAAGAAGACTATGTTAATATACCAAAAACATATGCTGATAAGCAATCGGTAGAAATAAAAGGGTTTCCGTCTAANATTGAAAAAGGATGGGGAACTACTAGAGCAACAGTTATTGATGCATCCATCATAGCATTTTATATGGGGTTNAAGGAAATTTATTGGTTAGGTGTTGATTACGATTATAGCAACTTAGATCGCACACATTTTTACGGAACCGGTCCGCGAGAACAAATGTTAGTCCTCGAACGATTAGAAGATAAAAAACAAATTACATTTAGACGTACCGTGGCCACAATAAAACACTTAACAAAACACTTTGGTGTACATGATGTTATTTTTAAAAATCTAAGCAAGGGATTTAAACACAAAGATGTCATGCATGTTGATACACTAGAGAATATTATTAGAGAGAATTAAAATGAAAACTGTAGCATTTGTACCCGCAAAAGGAACCAGTGAGAGAATTAAAAACAAAAATTTACAAATTCTTGATGGCGAATATCTATTTAAAAGAAAGTTAAAACAATTATTAGCATGTGATGAAATTGATGAAGTTTGGCTAGATAGTGAATGTCAAGAAATACATCACCTAGCAAGTGATTTGCCAATCAAGCATCATTATAGAGATCCTAGTTTAGCAAGTAATGCTACCGACGGGCATGCTATGTTTGCAAATGAATCTGAAGTTACTGAAGCAGATATAGTTGTACAAGTATTATGTACAGCGCCTTTTATTGATAAAACTGTTATTGATCCTGCATTGTCTGCATTAAAAAATAGTGATAAGACAAGTTTAGTTGCAGTGTCCGAACAGAAGTTATATCTATGGGAAGATAATAAACCGATGTATGGCAGTACTATTCCTAATAGTGTTGATTTGCCTGTACACACAATAGAAGCAATGAGTTTCTATGCTGTTAAAACAAATAATAAACCTGTACAAAAGAGATACACTGCTGATGCATTACTATGGCCAGTAACACCATTGCAGTTAGTTGATATTAACAATCAAGAAGATTTAGATTTTGCAAAAGATATTTGTGCAGGACAACGTGCTAAAAAAGTTCAACAATTAAAAATGTTAAGCAAGAGTATTAGTAGTTGTTTATTAAGCGATATTTGCAAAGAACACGGCATTGATCATTTTTTAAGTAGCGAAATAAAATCAATGAACAATGGAACATTTTTAGGATATGCAAAAACATTAAAACTNAAAGCATTGCCCGAACACGAAAAAGATCCTAAACAAAAACACTGGGAGGGTATATTTGATGCACTAGGCAGTTATCAGTTTGTAGCCCCAGGTGACGTTATTATTGTAAGCACTGATGTAAAAGACAAAGCATACTTTGGCGATCTCAATGCACACTTTGCATATCGTAGCGGAGCAGTAGGTGTAGTTGTAGATGGACAGACTCGAGATGTTGATCGCGTAACACAAATGGGACTACCTTTGTTTGCTCATGGACGTATGCCGGATGATATTAGATACGAAGGCACACTTGAAGAAATGAATATGCCTGTAGTTATTAATGGCATTACTGTACGTAATAATGATATTATTTTTGGTGATCCTGACGGAGTAGTGTGTATACCAGCGGATAAGTGGGCGTTTGTATTCGAAGAAGTAAAGGAAGCATTAAAGAAAGAAATGCTTGTAAAATTTGAAGCAACGTTTGGTAGTGATCCGTTCGATGTATTAAACAATGTAGGACTATTTTAAATGAAGCCAACACAGTTGATAACTTACGGATGTTCTCATACTTACGGACAAGGACTACCTGACTGTGTAAACGAACTTGATGTCCTTCAAGCAGGCACATCTCCTAGCACATTAGCATGGCCGTCTATTTTACAACAGTTATTACAAATAAAACATTTAGACAATAGATCAATACCCGGTGCTTCAAATAAAATGATTGCACATCGAATTCTTAATTCAACATTTAAAGACGGTGATGTTGTAGTAATATTATGGACTCGTTTAGCAAGACAAAC